CATAAATTAATATTCTGCATAGACGCAGTATAGTCGACGGCCTAGAGACTATGTAGAATTTAACTAGGAGAACTATCATGGCAAATACTAACTTTTCCGGCCCAATATCAGCTGGAAACATAAGAAACACTACAGGAACAACTGTTGGTGAAAATGTAAAAAACACAGGTCAAGTTGTAATGTCTCAATCAATAATGATTGACACTGCAATTGCAGCCGGAGCAACTACATTCAATGTAGGTGTAATACCAAAAAACTCACAATTACTTACAGCTACAATAAGAACTTCAGTAGTTAATAATAATGCTACTTCATGTACTATATCAATGGGGAAAACAGGAAGTGTTGCATACTTTTTAGCTGCTCAAAATGGTCAAGCTTTAGCAGAGTACTCTACTTTAGCAACTGGATCTTTCGATGAAGCTGATAGATTTGATTCTGATACTCAAATTATAGCTACAGTAACTACAGTAGGTGCAGTTAATGCTGCTCCAACAGGACAAACCACTGTTACATTTACATATTTACAAGCTAATAATTTAACAGACGCTACAGCAGCGTAGTTTAATAAATAATTAAGTGTGGGCTTCGGCCCACACACAATTTTAAAAGGAGAAAACATATGTCAGGCGGCGGATCATTTTCAAGCGACCAAACAACCCTTAACCTTGCGGTTATAGGAACAAACACTCAAGCAAGAGTTGGTAGAACAAGAATAACTTCAATTCAAGGATTAGGAATAGCAGCTTCTACTTTACTTATATATAATGTTGCAGTAGTAGGAGATGCAGCGGCAGGAAATTTAGTAGCAACATATAAATTTGGAACAGAGGGATTAGAAGTTTATGTTCCTGGTTCAGGAATTTTATGTGACCAAGGAATTGCTTACAATTTAGCTGGAGCAGGTGGAAGCGTTACACTAACTATTACTGGCGGATAAGGTTTATAAATGGCGACTATTACTTACACAGTCACCGTTGCCACTGGTCAGAATGCTTTTGGTGCAGGGACTAATAAATTTTTCATCAATGGTGAAGTAAGTCCTGTTTTATATTTACAGGAAGGTAACACTTACATTTTTGATACTTCTGATTCAAGTAATGCTTCTAATCAGTTATTATTTTCATCTACAAAAGATGGAACAAATACAGCAGGCGGTGTCAATTATACTAATGGTGTAACAGTAACTGGAACTGCAGGAACAACAGGAGCTTTAATTACAATTATTGTAGCTCCGGTAAGAACTGTCGGCGCTCCGGTATTATTTTACTACTCTGCAACGACTGCAGGCATGGGTAATACCGCTCAAACAATTTCACCTACTTCAGAAACTACTTCTTTCAATCCTCAAATAGATGAGATTATAGAAGAAGCTTATGAAAGAACAGGGGTACTTGGTACTAGAACAGGATACCAATTAAGGTCTGCAAGAAGATCACTTAATATACTATTTCAAGAATGGCAAAATAGAGGTGTTCATTTATGGAAAATAAAACTTGCGAAAGTTCCTTTAGTTCAAGGTCAAGCAGAATACACTTTTGCATCAGATACAGAAAATTTTCCTAATGATATTAGTGATGTATTGGAAGCTTTCTATAGAAATAATTCTACACCCGCAACTCCACAAGATATAGCACTTACTAAAATTGATAGATCTACTTATTCACAAACACCAAATAAATTAACACAAGGTACACCTTCACAATATTATGTAGATAGAAAACTAAACCCAAGTATTTTTTTATATACAACACCTAGTTCAAGTGTATCAAGTACAACAACACCAAGTAGTTTTCAATTTTGTTTTTATTACTTAGCAAAAATTCAAGATGTTGGTGCTTATAATCATACTTCTGATGTGGTAAATAGATTTTATCCATGCATGATGTCTGGACTTGCTTATTATTTAAGTCAAAAAGTTTCTCCAGATAGATCTGGAGAATTAGAGAGAAGATATGAAAGTGAAATGTTAAGAGCATTAGATGCAGACAATCAAGGAACATCTAGTTTCATTTCTCCTCAAACATTTTATGGAGGTGGTGTATAATGGGTAAGTATGCATCCGGTAAAAGATCATTAGCAATTTCTGATAGATCAGGAATGGCATTTCCATATACTGAAATGGTTAGAGAGTGGAATGGATCTTTAGTTCACACTTCAGAATACGAATCAAAACAACCACAACTTTCTCCAAGACCCGTAGGTTCTGATCCTCAAGCTTTATGGAATCCAAGACCACAACCAGATGCAGTTGCAAGTTTAATTTTATTAAATCCAAATCCTTTCACAAGTATTATTTATAGTGGAGTAACTTATATAAATATTTATTCAGAAGACCATCAAAGATCTACAGGAGATATAGTTAGGTTTAGAGGAGCACCTCAAGTTATATCAACAGGTTCTGGTGGGCCCGGTACACCTAATTTACAATCATTTGCAAATATACCTTCTTTCAATAATGTAACTGATTTAAATAATGCCAATGGATTTACAATTACTATAGGACAAAAACAAACTGATGGTTCTGTTACAGTTGCACCTTCTTCAAACCCAACAGAAATTTTAACAACACCTGAAAACTATTTCTTTATTACAAGTACAAGTAATGCTACAACAAATAATATATCAGGAGGTGGAAGTAATGCTTCTGCTGGACCTGTAACTTTAAAAGTGATAAACGGATAATATGGCATATACTTTAGCAAATTTACAAACAGATATTAGAAATTATACAGAAGTAGGAGATAATGTTTTTACTGCTGATATTTTAAAACCTATTATTATCAATGCTGAAAATAAAATTTACAGAGAAGTTGATGCAGATACAGATAGATTTTATGCTACATCAAGTTGTATATCCGGAAACAGATATGTAACTATTCCTTCAGATTTAAGGTTTATAAGATATGTTCAATTAACTGATTCAAATGGAAATCAGTTTTATTTGGAACAAAGAGACACTTCTTTTATGGCTGAATATTATACTACTCCAGATACTTCTGCTGTAGATATACCAAAATATTTTGCTAATTGGGACGAAGATTATTGGGTAGTAGCCCCTACACCTGATAAAACTTACGCAATAACACTAGCTTATAATAAGGAACCTGAAAGTATTACTGTTGATACAGCAGGTACTTATTTATCCAATAAATACCAAGATTTACTTTTATATGCATGTCTAGTAAATGCATATGGGTACTTGAAAGGTCCACAGGATATGATACAATACTACAATCAAGCTTACGAAAAAGCATTGATGTCGTATGCGATCGAACAACAAGGTCGTAGACGCAGAGACGAATATCAAGATGGCGTTATTCGTACCGTTCTCGATTCTAGAAACCCATCAAGTAATAAATAATTAGGAGAAAAAAATATGGCAAATATAATACCGTTTTCATTTAGAGGAGCACTTTTTTCAGGACAACATGATTTAGCTTCAGGTGGAAATACTTTTAAACTATCTTTGTATACTTCACTGGCCGCTTACAGCACTGCCAGTACAGTCTATGACGCAACTAATGAAGTAAGTACAGGAGGTAGTTCTAACTATGCAGTTAAAACTTTAGCAAACCAAGCAGTAGCAAGTACAACGGCCGTCGCTTCGGTAGACTTTGATAATGTGACTTGGACTTCAGCAACTTTCACTGCATCTTTTGCTGCAATATATAATAGTACAACGGTTGATGGATTAGCAAATAGACTAGTAGTAGTTTTAGATTTTTTAGGAGCGAAGACAGCAACGAATGGTGATTTCACTATCGCGTTCCCTGATGCAACTACACCGGCTAATGCTATCATAAGTATGTCTTAAGGAAAAAATTATGGCTTTAGTTATAGACAACAGAGTAAAAGAAACAAGTACAACAGGTGGAACCGGCACATTAGATTTAGCTGGAGCACAAGTTGGCTTTACTACTTTTGTAGCAGGAATAGGAGATACTAATACAACGTATTATACTATTTTTGAACAAGGAACTGCAAACTATGAAATTGGTATAGGAACAGTTACAGACGCTGCAACAGATACTTTGACTAGAACTACAGTATTAGATAATTCTTTAGGGACTACTGCAAAAATTAATTTTGGAGTAGGAAATACATTAGATGTCTTTTGTACTTTACCTTCAGAAAAAGCAGTTTATTTAGATGCTGACGGCGTACCTGTAGGAGCAGCAAGTAATGGTTTTGCAGTTGCGATGGCAATTGCTTTATAGTATAACAAAAAAGGAAAAATAATTATGGCACAAAATTTTGCATCAGCAACAGCTCAACTAGGAACAGGAACTACAGCA